AAGATAATAAAAAAGCCCTTGACTTGCAAGGGCTCTTTAAAGTTTATTTTTATTTGGAATAATCACCAAAATCAGCGTGAGAGGCATCCCACCTGTGTAGTAGTTTGATGAGTCTTTCTGGATTTTTTATAGCTGTAAAATCACCTTTTTCTAAAGCAAAAATATCATCGGTGATTTCTTGACCTTCAGCACCAAGACCTGAGGTTTTCATAATAGCGAGGTGTGTATCATAATCAGTTTGATAATGTTCAAATTCTCTCCTCATTTGCCCTTCGTTACCTAATTCCATATCATACGGTATTTCTTCTTTGCTTCCTAAAGTAGCTACGCTAATGCCTGTCCCTAAAGATAGCGCCATCAGCAACCCTAGTAACGTATTCTTTATCGATGCTTCAGCTAACATTTTTTCATTCTTTTTAGCGTAAGCAGCAAGCTTCTTAAGAAGTTCAGGTTGGGATTGCTTTAAAGTGTTTAAGATTGTTTGAGCTAACTTTTGATCTGCTGGCATTTTTGCTAAAGCTGCGAAATCGCCAGCTTGTAGTTTGCTCATAATATCCTTAATGTTAGCAGCTTCTTCTAATTGACTGTTAGTAGTTACTTTGTTTTCTACTAAATACTTTCTTAAATCGAAATTATCCATTTGTAATGTTTTTATATAAATATGTAAAAGAACCTATAAGTTTACTCACCTGTGATGGAGGTACTCGGGTTACCGTATTCATCAAAATCTGGACCGTAAGGACGTTCAGGCTGCTTAACCGGCAGAGGGCATTTATTCCAAGCTTCTGAAAAGTCATCTAATTCTCCTTTTTTTGCTTCGGCCTCTATCGCTTGTACTTCATCTCCTAGCTTGTTGTAGTCTTTAGCTTTTATAGCAGTACTGATAGCACTGAATAGTTTTGCTGCAATGGTTTTCAATCCGGCACCTTGTAAAGCAGTTACTAACGGACTAAAAGCCATTGTTAATCCTCCAGTGGTGCTTAATCCTTGTATGGCAGCAGGAGCTAATGCTATAGTCATTTTTACTAAAAATCCACCAATAAAAACAATTAAGATCCACCGGTATGCTTTTTTAGCAGCAAGTTCCATACAGGCTTTTTGCTCTTCAGTTGGTTTTAAAGTTTTATACCTGATCATTGCAAAAAGCTTTGCTAATCCAGACCAGGTTAAAGTCTTGTATATCCATTGAACTGCGTTTTTTATTCCTTCAGCAACAGACTCTACTTTTTCATAAGAGCCTGGAATTATAGAATTCATAAATCCTTTTATGTGTTCTGCTACTTTTGCAAGCATCTTTTTTATCCATTTTAAAAGACCCTCACCAAGTCCTGTTCCTGTAATGAAGTCTTTAATGTTTCCTATCCATGAAAGAATTACTCCTAGTATACCTTCTGCTTCATTTAGAGGCTGCTTACCTTCTGTAAGAAAACCTTTTTTAACTTCGTTATAAAAAGCTAAGTTAGCACGAAGTTCAGTCTTAATAGTATTATTATTTCTAACTTCTGTTAGAGGAATATTCTGGTAAGATTCCATAACCTTACTAATAACTTTCTTTTTTTCTTCTAACGTAAGTATTGTTTGCATGAGTATAGTGTATAGTTATAAATAGTTAAAAAGCCCCTAAACTAATAGGGGCTCTTAATCCTATTCTGGTTCGTTGTGAAAGAAGTCTGAGGATGCATTCTCAAAGGTTTCTTCCACCACGTCGAAATCACTTCCACCTAGAATGGCAGACCATTCTTTTGCATGAGCATCTTTGTATTTTTTGATTTCCTTTTCGTCATCATTTAAAAATCCATGCGGTGTCATAATGATCCTACCTCGGGTTGTAATTCCGTTAATGTGGTTTTTGTCAATCTGTAGGTTTGCTCTTTTAGCGAACTCTACTTGTTTGCCGTCTTTGATTGCCTTAATCTTAGATGTTCCTGCATTCATAATGTTTCCAAATGTGACAACAAATGTTGCATCATACCACATCGCAAATCCTCCTTTATTCATTAGTTTAGGCTGACCCATGGGGGATTCTGGTTTTTGAGTCCAGACTTTATTTACCACTACTAATGTGTTTGTGAACGGGTAGGATTCTTTTCTAGACATAACAATCTTTTGGTTTACTAAATCACCGAACTGAGTTGACATTGCACCTGCATTCCATTCTGCATTATTCTTGTTAGAACGTACTGAAAGTTCACAGGGTACTGAACCGATTGAATCCCAGAGAAATAACAAGTCATGAGGTAGACTTCCTTTCTTTTGTTCGTCAATCAAGTCTAGAATAAATCCGGCAACATCTTCGATTGTATTTAGAGTCTCTCTATCAACGTAGATAAAGAATCCTCCGTAATCAATAACCTCACCGGTCTGTTCGTCAACTGTTTGTTCTACTTGAAGACCCATCTGAATGGCATGTTCCCAGTTCCATTTCATCTCTGTAATAATGAATACTGGAAGGATGCCTGCTTTCTGGGCTGATACTGCTGCTTCAAGCAATGCTGTGGTCTTTCCTGTATCGGAATGACCTCTCAGCATTACAATGTGCCCCATTGGGATTCCAGGAATAGAGGTTACATCCTGAAATGCAGGTGATAAAGGAATCCATTCTTGGTTTTTAAATTTGACATTAGCCTTTAGAAGCTTCTTCTCTTTGAATTTATCTAAAGAGAATCCTTTCTTAAGTTCTGCCGACACGGCTTCTGTTAAAGAAGCTTTTTCTTTCTTAGCCATAGTCTATTAGAAAGGCAAATCGTTATCGTCGTCGTTAAATAAAGAATCAAACTTATCGGCTTTTGATTCTACTTTCTTACCTTGAGTTTCCAAAGAGAATTTATTCTCAGGCTTCTTCCAAGGAAGTTCTTCGGTAGTGGTAGCTTTAGGCTTTGTATCATCAAAGTTAGAAGCAGGCTCAGAAATAATAGAACCTTCAGCTCCTTCTTCGTCTACTGCCAACCATTTTTGCAATACTGATTTCATATCATCAAAAGACATTCTAGAGAATACTTTCAAAGGATCTGGTTGATCTTTCAAGATAGTCTGTAGCATTGCACCATCTTCAACCAATACTGATTCTTTAGTACGAGCACGTACTGTAGTTTTATTGAAGCCGGTACCGGTAGTATCAGCACCTACTGTAGTCAAGTTCAAGTCACGACCTGAAACGATGTCGGTGTAGTCCCCGATATCTTCATCTTCTACCATAGAAAGCAATTCCATGTAGATCTCTTTACCAAATCCCCAAAGTTTAACTCCTTCGGATTCTTCACCTCTAACGATGATAGGTACAAATACACGCATTTTAGGATCGAGTTTGCGGGCCAATCTCCAAGACTCTTTGTCTTTGGTGTTTCTTAGCTGTTTTGCAAATTCAACGATAGGATCAGTCTCACCCCAGTTGGTTGGTGAAATGATTGGGTTTTTGTCAATCCCGTAGTGGAAGAATAATTCCGAGAAAGGATTTGACTTGTTGTACGCAGAAGGTACAATACGAATTGTTTGCTTGCCCACGGCAGGTTTCCAGAAGACATTCTTACGTGCCTCTCCGGAAGGACGGCTGTTCTGAGTTTGCAAAGCACTTAGCTTTGCTCTAATTGAATTGATATCCATAATTGTTTGTTATTAATATATGTAATTTGTTTCTGAATTGCAACTTGTTTATTGCTGCTCATCTTTCATTTCATTGTAATTATCCATTTCCCATTCCTCTTCCATTCGGTTATAGTCAATAATGCTTTGCTCATACTCTTCACGTTCTTTGTCCACGCTACTTTGTTTATTGTTGCTCATTTTTTAAATATCTCTAATAGTTTATCTAATGATACTCCACCATTACCGGCCTGTATTTTAAATAATTCAGATAATACTTCATCGTAGAAGTTTATTCGGTCCATAATAGAAGCATCTTTACTTTCTATTGCCATAAATTCTAGAGTTAGTATAATCTTTTTAACACACACCAAAGCACAGTATGTAGCTTCTTTATACCGTGCTTCACAGCTATTAATACCTTCATTTGCTGAACCATTGTTAGGTAACATGAAGTAATAATCATGTACAAGTTCTAATGCTTCTTTTTGGTGTGGTGTCATATTAATCTTCTATTTCAGCATCCCATTCAGCTAATACAAATTTCAAATCCAATGCTATGATTTTAGTTTTATCTTCATTACAGAAAGCTGATGCCTGGAGTCCACCTGTACTGTGAATAATGGGCTGTTCCCAATATTCATTTTTGTACTTACCCAACCTATACTCAGCTGCCCCGTGAAGTAATCGTTCTGCTTCTTCTCTTAGCATATCAATAGTAACGTATTCACCGACCCATTTCCAATTTAAGTGATCCATAGCACTTTGAACTCTAGCAAAGTTAAATTCATCCATGATTTCATCAATCATTTTATTAACAGGATCAATAGTCTGTTTAACAGGTTGTGGATTCATTTTATTAAGCAAGTCCTGTAACTGCTTTAATTCTTCAGGATTTAAATTCTGTATATTCATAACTTTTATTTTAATTTAACTAATTCGCTAATTAACATTGCAACATCGTCTGTTGTTTGACGAGGCATAACATCGCTTTCACCGTTAGGGTAAACAGTCCAATGACC